GGGAAGGAAGCGCTACATCAAGCCATACCAGGGCAACTGGGCTGAGTGCGTCTTCAAGCCCACCACAAACCGATGGGCTGTTGCAGGAGAGGCGACTCTGGTGATTGACCCACCAAAAAAGTAGGACAATCTATAGACGCACTCTTGAACCATCGCTTACACTAGCATCACTGCAATCAAGCAGTTAACAGCGAAACAGGAGCGAATCATGAAGTACAGCACTAAGACCCAACGCGCAATCAACATCTATGGTTACGACATTTGCCGCAAAGCCTTTCGTATGCATGACGTTGATGGCGAAGGCGCAAGCACCATCGGCTTCTATCTCAAGCTGAAGACCAGACAAGCTGATGCTGCCATCGATGCTGGGCGTGAGATTGAAGCGGCCATGCGGTTGACGGTTCGCGGGTACGTCGAGCATGTTGGCAACGTGGTGTTTGTTGTCAGCGGCGATGAGTGGATGTCAGAGGTTCCTGTGGTGAGGGATGGCTATTGCCCGCCTATCCGCGACTACCAAATCAAGGCAGTCATCAAGAAGGCGGCGAAGCTCTACCAAACCAATCTGGTGTCTTTCTCGTTTTGATCCACAGCGAAGGAAAACAAATCATGCAAGTCGGAACCCAAACCAACAGCCTCGTCAACCACATCTACAGCCGCTCGGCCAGCCCTGAGCCTGTAGTTGGAATGGGCGTGACTCTGCTGCACTGGACTGACCGCAGCGCAGGCACCATCTTCCGCATCTTCACCGTGGGGAAGTCCACCTACATCGAGGTGCGCGAAGACCACTGCAGGCGCATCGACAAGAACGGCATGAGCGAAGACCAGCAGTACGAGTACAAGGTAGACATCAAGGGCTACCGTCAGATCTTCAAGCGTCAAGACAATAGCTGGGTGGGGGTTCGCAAGAACGAGACGACTGGCCGCTGGGTCAAGTCCGAAGGCTGCGGCATCCTCATCGGCCAGCGCAGGGCTTACCACGATTTCTCGTTCTAAGAAGCAGGCAACAAGACCCCATGTAATAGTGGGGTATTGACTACCAACCTTAAGAGTCGGTTACACTACAGACACTGCAATCAAGCAGTTCAACAGAGAAACAGGAGTGAATCATGAACCGTCAAGCATACGAAGTCTGCAGCCCGTCCTTCTCTGATCTCAACATTGAGCGCCAGATCGAGTACGGCATCAATGACTGGTGCGCAGAAGGCAAGTCCGGCCATCAATACTTTGGTCAGACCAAGGAACAGGCAGAAGCCATCCGCGCCCAGTACCAAGACATCTAAGGAGCAAGACCATGCTGTACGGATACATCTCCTCCTTCGACGCCGACAGGCCCGAAACCCCCGAAGAGCCGGGACTCAAGTTCACCACCACCATCAACGGCACCAAGCGCACAGTAGAGTACGACGAAGACGGCGCCTTCATCGTCAAGCTCAACGGCAAGATCGCAGAGCGCGACATCACTGAAGAGCAGTGGGACGACCTTGAGCGCGAAGTCCAAAAACGCCTTCGCCCTGACTGGGTTGACTATTGGCTGGCAAACTGAGAATAGAATCAACTCCAGATTAAACGCTGGAGCCCAACATGCCCCGCAAAGCCACTCCCCAGGAGCCACCAAAGCCAGAGATCAAGGCTGAGGTGGCTTCAGCGCTTCCAAAGACTCCTAAGAAGATCGGCAGGCCCTCCAAGTACACACCAGAGCTTGCAGTAGAGATCTGCCAGAGACTCAGCAATGGAGAACCACTGCGTCAGATATGCAGAGACGATCACATGCCAGCTTGGACTGCTGTGTATCAGTGGATGTCGCGGGACGCCACTCTTTCGGAACGCATCGCCCAGGCGCGGGAAGCTGGTCAGGATGCTATGGCTGAGAAGGCCTACGCTGAGATGTATGACGAGCCTGAGCGCATGCTGACTGAGGGTGGCGGCCGGATTGACCCGGGCTATGTGCAGTTGGTGAAGGCTCGGGCTGAGATCACGCTGAAGCTGCTAGCTAAATGGAACCCTAAACGCTACGGCGACCGGATCGCTGTTGCTGGGGATGCTGAGTCCCCGATCAAGGTTGAAGCAGAGATTAAGGCGGATAAGCTGCTGGAGGCTCTGGTGACAAACGCTGAACTGCGCAAGACTGCGGGGGAATGATGGACAACAGGATCACGGTTCCTCAAGTTGCCCGCCTGATGGGCGTGACACTAGATAACAAGACATCGTGGTCTGTTGGGTCCGAGATGGCCCACGCCTATCAGAACGAGTTCGGAGAGAACCCTCCGAAGGACAACCGTCCTAAGACTACTGGCTCCGGATCTCACTGCTTTGCTCTGTACCCGGCTAAGTGGGAGAGCAAGATCCGCAAGGTCATCGAGTCTCATCTTGAGCAGCAGGCACGGCAGACAGACATGTTCGCATGAGCTTAGCAGAAGCCTTCCAGCAGCCTGATGTCCTGCAGGCGCTCAAAGCCCTGCCTCCTGAGAAGCGCTTAGCCTATCTCTGGAGGGCTAACTGGATCGAGAAGGCACACAAGCACCAGATGCCACCTCCAGGCGACTGGTGGACGATCTGGCTGCTCCTAGCGGGACGCGGTGCAGGCAAGACGCGGACGGCCGCTGAGCAGGTAGGTTGGTGGGCCTGGACTGAACCCAACACCCGCTGGCTTGTCGGTGCTCCGACCAGTGCTGACGTCAAGGCTACGTGCTTTGAGGGCGATAGCGGCCTTCTGAACGTCATCCCTGCGCCCCTGATCGCTGACTACAACAAACAACATCACGAACTGAAGCTCACCAACGGCTCCCTGATCAAGGGCATCCCTGCCAGTGAGCCTGAGCGCTTCCGCGGTCCGCAGTTTCATGGGGCTTGGTTGGATGAGCTTGCCGCCTGGGAGTACCTGCAAGAAGCCTGGGACCAGATCCAGTTCTCCGTGCGCCTGGGCTCGAGAACCCGCATCGTTGCCACCACCACACCCAGACCCAAGGATCTGATCGTTGAGCTAGTAGGGCGCGAGGGCGATGACGTAGCCCTGACGACTGCCAGCACCTACGCCAACCTCGCCAATCTCGCCCCGTCCTTCCAGAAGCAGATCCTGCAGTACGAGGGGACGAAGCTGGGCAGGCAGGAGATCCACGCTGAGATCATCGACCCTGAAGAGGGCGGGATTGTGCAGCGCAGCATGTTCAAGCTGTGGCCTGATGGCAAGGCCTTCCCGAAGTTCGAGTACATCGTTCAGTCCTACGACTGCGCCACCAGCGAGAAGACACAGAATGACCCAACTGCCTGTACGACCTGGGGAGTCTTTAAGCCACTTGACGGGCCTATGTCTGCGATGCTTATTGATTGCTGGCAGGAGAGGATGCAGTATCCCGACTTGCGGCCGAAGGTTATCGACGAGTATGAGACGATCTTCGGGGAAGGCAAAGAGAAGAAGCGAGTGGATCTCATACTCATCGAGGACAAGTCCGCAGGCATCTCTCTGATCCAAGACCTGCAGAGAGCGCATCTGCCTGTGAGGGCGTATAACCCCGGCAAGGCTGACAAGCTGCAGCGCCTGAACATCGTCAGCAACATCATCAGCCGCGGCCGGGTGTGGATACCTGAGTCCTCCCAGAGGAAGGGCTATGTTCGTGACTGGGCTGAGGGGTTCGTGTCTCAGATCTGCTCGTTCCCTGAGACAACGCACGATGATTTCGTTGATTCCTGCGTGGATTCATTGACTCAAGTGCAGATGGTTGATGGAGTCAAGGCCATTAAGGATGTGGTGGTCGGTGATTTGGTGGTGACGCCTGCTGGCCCAAGGCGCGTGACTGCTGTTCACGATAACGGCATGAAAGAGGTGTGGAACGTAGATGGCCTGCTCGCCACTGCCGAACACCGCGTCTTCACTCAACACGGATGGGTAAGGGTTGACTGCTTGACTCAGGGAGTCCACAATGTATTCCTCTATCAAGGAGGTGCATCATGGGCTTCAAATCAAAAGGCGTGGCTGTTGAAACGATTGTCTTCAATGGGCGCAGATACAACAGATATCCTGAGAGCGATAACCCGCCGCACAGCCGGTACTTTGCAAGGTCTGGGCACCGTCTCCACCGGGATGTCTGGGTCCACCACAACGGCCCCATACCAGAGGGGATGCACATCCACCACATCGATGGCAATACCGCGAACAACGACATCAGCAACTTGGCCTGCGTCACAAGGAAGGAGCATTGGGACAGTCACCGTGAAGAGATGTCACAACGCAGCCGAAGTCCTGAACATCTTGCCCACCTTGAGAGGATCAGAAGCAGCGCTGCTGAATGGCACAGATCGCCAGAGGGTCTGGAGTGGCACAGGAAGCACGCAGAGAGATCTATCGCAAAGACTTGGGGCGTGCCTAGGGTCTATGAAGAGACTGCCTTCAATTGCGTCTGGTGCGGCAAAGAGGCTATGCGCAAAAGTCCTAGGCGCACTTTCTGCGGCACCGCGTGCCAAAGCGCAGAGTCTAAGTTCAGGCTTGGCAAGACCCGTTACCAACACCCGCACCATGCGGCACGTTTACGATCTGACGGTTGAGGGCGAGCACTGTTACTACGCCAATGGAATTCTTGTGCACAACTGTACGCAGGCCCTGCGGTTCTTGAGGGACGCTGGCTGGCTCGAGGTTGACCCGCCACCCGCTGATGACTGGGATGA